GCAATGAAAGTATGTAAATCTGATTCTTGTTTTGACATTATAATTTTAATTGCCTCTTTAATTTTACCACGACACACTTGTGGAGTTGAAGATTTAATTGCCTCTATACCCATAATTTTTAATTTAGGATTAGAAAGTCTAACACCTTCCTCATCTAAAACATTTAACATATATCTTTTCTTAGCAACCCATATACCTTTATTCGCAATCACTTCACGTGCCATAACCATTGCGTTCTTAAATGCGTTAGTATAATCTGATAACTCTTTAAATTGTTTTGCAATAAAAGGTTCTAATTTGTTATCACATACCTTAGCAAGAAAATCACATACTTCATCATCTGACTTGCCATTACATACTTGTTTTACTAATGGTTCTAAACATACGTAAATAGAATCTGTATCAGACGCTATAACATAATCTGTATTTTCAGTTTTTAATATCTTATTTAAATAATCATTTACTTTATTTTCAATAAATCTAATAATAAATTGTCCTGCTGTTGTAATACCACTTGCCTGTCTTACATCATAATATCTAAAATACTGATTACCAATTGCACCATAACAACTATTCAATGCAATCTTTCTTGCCCATTGTATGTTATGACACCTTGCAATTTCTTTTGATAATTCTTTAGTTGGTTCTTTTTGATATAGTTTTTTCGCTTTCAACTCACGATTTTTATAAACAATACGGTCTTTGTATATCTTCTCTACCATTTCAGGTAAGAATCCTTGACTATCTCTTTTAAACATTGCACCATTTGGTACAATACAAGCGTCTTTATCTTTTAAAAACTCTAGGGGTGCCTTCTTACTCAACATTTTATTCACAGAAACACCAGATGAATCAACACCTAATATCTTTTCGGGAGAAATATTATATTGTACAATAATATGTGGATAAAGAGAGTTGATATCAAAAGACACCACCCAATGTTGCATACCAAGTTTAGGCTCTTTTACATAAGCGCCTTCATACTTTGTATCCTTGGAATGTTCTTCCCTAGGAGGTATACAAATATTTTTTTTCATCAAATGGTTTGCGATTAATGTATCCCAAACTCTAACCTGTGAAAAAATATCGTTATAATTTACTTTAGTTTCATATGCAAACGTTAAAGATAAATCAATTAAACCTAACTTATCTTCTAATGCGTCAACAATTTCTACGTCTTGTATATTATATTCTACAAATTTTTGAAAATCTTTTGTATAAAAATCTTTAAAAGTGTTATATGGATTTTCACGTTTACCTTGACCTAATTCAACTTCACCTATAAATCCTAATCTATAACTTTCTTGTCTTGCTGGTATAAACCATTTATACAAATCAAGATAATCTAACATAGCAATACCATATAAAGTATAATATGTATTAGGTCTACCTCGTATAATAATTTGTTCACTAGATATTAAATTCCAAGGTGACATACGATTTGCAACTTTAGAACCTACAAGTAATTTAATTCTATTCATTAAATAAGGTAAGTCAAAAAATTTAGTATTCCAACCTGTAATAACATCTGGATAATTCTTTAACCAGAATTTCATAAACTCCATTATTAAATGTTTTTCGTCTTTACATTCAATGTAAGTTACATCTGTACGGTCTGTTGTGAATTTACCAACACCCCAAGTTATAATCTGTTTATTGGATTGATTCTTAACACTAATACAAAGTAATTCTTCTATAGGATTATCTACTTCTGGAAAACCATTTTCACAACCACACTCTATATCTAATGTAAATATTTTAATTAAATCTTTTGACCATTTAACTTGTTTTGGAAATTCTTTATTGATATATTGATAATGATATCTTTCAAGTCCATAGATAGGTGAATTTTGAGTTGCGATATCTTTTCTAAATCTACGAGCAGCTTCAATAGATTGAAAAGTTATTGGTTTTAAATTTTGACCTTGTAAAGTTTTAAAATCTGTTTGTTCTTTTGTTAATGAATATAATGTTGGAGAAAAATTAATCTTCTCTTTATACTCCTTGTCATTATGTACACCTCTAACAAGTAGTTTGCCTTTATATTCTATTACATTTTTATAAAAGTTCATCTGGTCTCAAATGTAAGGTTAAACCATCAAGTTCTTTAGTAAGTTTTATCTGACAAGATAATCTACTTACTCCTGGTTTATATCCTTTTTCATATTCTAATTGTTCTTCCTCAATGGAATTATCATCCATCTTTGGTATTTTATCTATCCACTTTTCATCTACATATACGTGGCAGGTACAACACATACAATTGCCACCACAATCTGCAGGTATTTCTGGAATATCTACTGTTGATTCAAATTTGGCTGCCTCCATTGCACTCAAACCTTCTCTAGCTTGAACACGAATTTTGGATCCGTCCCTTACAAAATATACATCTATCACTTATCTAATGATGGCAAACCTGTTTCAGTTATTAACTGTTTTTTAGGTGCTAAAATAGATGAAGTATTTGTAATATAATTCTGTTTGATTTGTTCTTTTGGTTTTGTTATTGACATAACCTTATCTGCTCTAATTTCAATTGAGTCTCCATCTGAATATGGAGCATAAGGGGTCATCATTAATTGGACTGGTTTACCTGGTGCTTGTTGCGTAGGTATGATAACAAATCCTTTTATGATTGTAATTGTCTTTGATCCTTCTGTAATTTTTCCGATAACATCTTCTCCTGTTACCAATCTACAGACTAATATTTCATCACTTGCCATTATATTTCTCCTTAATTATAATATATACTATTTCTCATCAATTGTCAATGGTGCCTTGTGGAAAAAAAGGTGTATATCCATCTGCTTTCGCTGATAAATCATCTTCACCTACAATTGTTTTGACTTCTGGAACATAATGCTTTAACATATCTTCTACACTTTGATGTAGTGTTTGCTTAGACATTGCACAACCAGAACAAGCACCTGCCAGTTCTAATTTTGCCACACCTAAATCCATATCAAAATCTAAATAATTTATAAATCCGCCGTGTTGAGCTACAGCAGGGGCTATTTTATCTTCCAAGATAAATTTAATATCCTTTGCTATATCTTCTTTACTTCTTGTTTCTTCATTTACCACTTGAAGTAGCTCCTTTCTATTTTTAGCTTTTTTGTAAATTTACTGCTGAATTACCTTTTTCGCCTTCAGTAATTTCAAACGTTAATTCATCACCTTCGTTTAACTCTAAACTTGCTGCTTGAGCAGCTGAAGAGTGTACAAAAACATCTTTTTCATTGTCTTCTCTTGCTATGAAACCGTAACCTTTTGTAGGGTTAAACCATTTCACTTTTCCTTTTATACTCATCTTATTTTTTTTCTCCTTTCTTGTCATCTAAACTATACTTTGTTGTTATTACATATTTTCTATTAGGGTTAACCATAACATTAAATCTATTCATAGTTTCCCTATCAAATAATATTTTTGATTTTTCATCTCTATCATCAAGTGTAAATTCTACATCTTTATATTCTCCACCTGCAAAATCTACATCAAGTTTAATGACATATCTTTCTTCTTCATAATCTCTTAAACCACCTACACTAATTTTTTGCTTACGTACTATATCATTTGTAANTGTTTTACCTTNTAATGACCAAGTGATTTTACCACCGCTTGTTTTTAATTTATCAGCGTGTATAACAGACGTACCTGAATTACCTGTATCAAATTTACCTACTATACGTCCAAATGGATGTATATGGACAACTTCTTTATACCCACATTCACCAGGTACTTTCTTCCAAGTATCTCTATTTTCAAAATGTTGTATTATTTCTTTACTTAAATTTCTTCCTGTTGCCTCTTCAATACCTTCTGTGCCTGGAGATGAATTAACCTCAATAACAAATGGTGGGTCTTTCTTTCTATTTTTGGATGGGATAAAATCTACTGCAACCCATTGACCATCTACTGCCTTAGCAGCTTTTAAACTTTCTTCTACTTCTAATTCTGTTAGTTCTAATTCTCTTACCTCCGCACCTCTTGATACATTACTTCTAAAATCTCCTGGTACAACATCTCTTCGCATTGACGCTAAAACTTTACCACTTAATACCAAAACTCTAGCATCCCAATCTGTTTTAATATATTGTTGTAATAATATATCAGAATCCTCATCTTGTTTATTAAGTAATTGTACAATTGAATCTAATGATTTTTCTGACTCAATGAATAAGACACCTACACCTTTTGAACCTCTTAATGTTTTTAAAATAACTGGAAATTTATCGTCTAATTGTTCAAAAGCTTCCATTGAATTTTCTGGATCAGTTACTAATACTGATACAGGTTGTTTAATACCATAATCAGATAATCTCAATGAAGTTCTATATTTGTCAGCACATACATTTACACATTGTCTGCTATTAACTACACACACTACGTGCTTTTCTAATCTTGATATTAAGTCTAACCAACTATCTCTACGTACAACTGAACCTCTAACAATAGCAATTGAATCTCTTGATGAAACTCTAAAGCCTTTTTTATCGTCCTTGTTATGGAAATATAACTCACCATCTTCCTCGGTAGTTACATACCCACCAGTATTTCTATAGATATATGCCTTATGACCAAGCTTTAATGCTTGTTTCAATAAATTTTTTGCTGTATGGAAATTTAAATCATTTTCAGGTTCATCTGATATAATGATTAATCTGTATGGTCCAGAAATTTTAGCTTCTGTTATGTAATCTTTGAACTTTGGTATCTGCATTTATTCGCCATCTGTTACTGGACTTTCTTCAGGTTTTTTCTCTTCGGTTTTCTTTTTATCGTCAACCTTTTTACCTATATTGTATTTAGCAGATAAAGTCCAGTCTTTTTTCTCTTTAAATGGTAATACCTTTATCTGACTCAACGGAGCTTTATCTTCAGTCATTTCTTTTTTAACCACATCTATTAAACTCCAGTCTTGTAATAATAAAGTAATTGTATTTCTTCTTTGAATATCGTTTTGCGATAACGTTGATTTTTTACCATCTAAAGCAAATAATTCCTTGAAATGGACTATGTAATATTTGCCTTGTTTGTGTAGAATATGACAAGATTGGTATAAAGTTTTATCTTTTCTACTTGCTACACCAATTCTAGTTAATGTTTCTCGTACTTTAAGGAAATCATCTGGTTGCTTGATAGTAACCTCTAACATATCTCCTTGTGACCAACTAATAATTTCTTCGCTCATTTAAGCTTTCTCCCACCTTTTATAAGTTCTATTTTAATATTCTCAATATGGTTTTCTGAAAGTATGTTAAGAGCTTCTTTTGCTTTTGAATTACTATATCCATAATACTCTTTAATTAACGCTAAATTCTTTAACTTGGTTTGCGATAACCATTTACCTCCAAATCGCCTTTTCTTTCTTATACTATTTATGAAATA